TGGCCGCTTGATCAATGAGACCATGATCCCGCTGGTTTCTAAGATTCTGGAAGTCATGGACGACGCCGGCATCATCGATTTGCCATTGCGCGTCAACGGCTTGGAGGTCAAGGTCAGCGCAACATCTCCGCTGGCCATGGCCCAGAACATGGACGAGATTAACGGCATCATGCAGTATTTCCAGATCGCGCAGGGCTTGGGGCCAGAAGGTCAGCTCGCGCTCAAAGTTGGCGAGGTGCTGGACTATGTGGGCGACAAGCTGGGCATCCCGGCGTCGTTGCGCAACTCAGTGCAAGAGCGCGCAGATATCATGCAGCAGATGGCCCAGCAAGCAGCCATGGCCGCGCAAGCCCAGCAGCAACAAGGTATGCAGCCAGGCATGGGGCAAGAAGCTGGCGCGCCGCCTGAAGCTGCAATGGCCGGGGGCATGGCATGAGCTGGGAAGAGCTAGAGGCTCAAGCCAAGCCGCTTGAGTTAGACCAAAAGACCGTTGATATCAACATCCTTATTAGCAGGACGTTTGGTACAGACAACGGCAAGAAGGTGTTAGCGTGGTTGCGCGAGGTTTACCTTGAGCAGCCATGCTGGCAACCAGGTGCGGATGCGTCATTTGGGCAATGGCGCGAAGGCCAGAACACGGTTATCCGCGATATTGAAGCCCGCATAAGGAAATCACGCAATGACCGATGAGGCAAATGACAACTCCGGCCTGCTTGCATCTGTGGCAGAAGATGAAGAGCAGACAACCGAGAGCCAAGAGCAAAGCATCAACCCCTTTGAAAATGAACCAACCGCAGAAGATGATGAGCCGTTACAGCGGCCTGACTTCTGGCCGGAGAAGTTCTGGACAAAAGACAGCAACGAGCCAGATTTGGAGGGGATTGCTAAGTCCTATTCAGAATTGGAAAAGGCATTTCGCGCGGGGAAACACAAGCCCCCAGAGAATGGCGAATATAGTCTCGACGGCTTAGACGGCCTATCCAAGGACGACCCTGTTGTGCAGGCATACACGGGCTGGGCGGCCAAATACGGCTTGTCTCAGCAGGCGTTTACCGAGCTGGCTGGGCAGATTGTTGAAATGGGCGGCGCTCAACAAGCCCAAACCCAGCAAACTATCCAGCAAGAGATGGCAGCGCTTGGCCCCAATGGTAGGGCGATTTTGCAAAACATGCGCACCTGGGGCTTGGGTCTGAAGAGCAAGGGCGTTTTGTCCGAAGAAGAGTTTCAAGAATTTGAATATATGGGCGGGACTGCCAAAGGCATCCGGGTCTTAATGAAGATTCGAGAATCGCAAGAGGGCCGTATACCAATTGAGATGCCGCCAGCAGAGGGGTCTATGAGCGAAGAGGAGCGCGCCTCTATGGTGGCCGACCCGCGGTATCTGACTGACCCGGCGTTCCGAAACAAGGTATATAAGGCATATGGTATTGTGGAATAGACAATCGCAGTTGTCTCCAAAGGGTGGGTAACTACCCCTTGCCCCAGGTAGCCCCTGGGGCTTTTCTTTGTCTGCGCGACAGGGGTTGACAAAATTCCAAAGACATGGGATACAATGGCCGCATGGATAACTTGTAAGTGAACACTTACTTGCCCATAAAGACTGTAGCCAGTCCAGCGGCGCGCTGTAATGCGCAAGTCAAGGCCCGATGCAAGTCGGAGAACCAGCGGCGATAAGTAACCTTTATCAACCGTTTCCAGGAGAAACAAATGGCTATTAGTATTTCAAATGCCTTTGTGACGCTGTTCGATGCGGAGGTGAAGCAGGCATATCAGGCTGACGCCGTGCTACGCAACACTGTCCGACTTCGCTCTGGCGTACAAGGTGCGACTCACAAGTTCCCCAAAATTGGCGCTGGTGTTGCCACCGTGCGCGTTCCTCAAACTGACGTCACCCCGTTGAATGTCGATTACTCACAGGCAACTGTCACATTGGCTGACTACATTGCCGCTGAGTACAGCGACATTTTCAACCAGGCTAAAGTCAACTTTGACGAGAAGCGCGAGTTGGTTCAAGTTGTCGGTAAGGCCATTGGCCGCCGCGCTGACCAGATCGTTATCGATGCAATTGCTGGTTCAGGCACTAGCTTGGCCGTTAGCAACGACATTGGCGGTACCGATACCAACTTGAACGTGGCTAAATTGCGCGAAGCAAAGCGCTTGATGGACGCCAACAACGTGCCCATGGATGACCGCTACATGCTGATCCATGCAAGCAACCTGTCTAACTTGTTGTCTGAAACCTCTGTTACCAGCTCTGACTTCAACACCGTCAAGGCGTTGGTGCAAGGCGAGATCAACACGTTCTTGGGCTTCAACTTCATCACCATTGGTGATCGGACTGAGGGTGGCTTGACAGGCGGCGGTTCTGGTTCTGACCGTACCGTGTACGCATGGCACAAGTCTGCCGTTGGTATGGCTGAAGGCATGGGTATCCGCAGCGAGATTAACTACATCCCCGAGAAGACTTCTTGGTTGGTGGCGTCAATGTTGTCTGCCGGTGCTACTGCCATTGATGCCGGCGGTATTGTTTCAATCACTTGCCGCGAATAAGGAGGTCATCATGGCTTTTAGTACAACTGGTTTCACCACATACGGTGCCGCTAAGTCTGGCAATGCGCCCAGCCTGTATGGTTATTCCACTACAGATGCCATTGCTGATGTAAACACCAGCGGTTATTTCAACAGCCTGGCTAACACGCTGCGCGTCGGCGATGTTATCTTGGTGCGCTCTTCTACTGGCGGCACACAAGCCCTGTCATGGGTTTATGTTGCATCCAATGCAAGCGGCGTGGTTGACGTAACTGATGGTTTGACCATCACAGCTACCGACAGCGACTAAGCTGCCGTAGGAAGCGAGTCAGCCCTTGGGGTTATCCTGGGGGCTGGCTTGCTCGCATAGGGGATTTATATGGCCGCTGGCGATACCGCATTAACAGTTTGTTCGGACGCGCTACTATTACTTGGTGCCCGTCCTATTTCTTCATTTAACGAAGGCACAGACGAGGCCAACCTGTGTGACCGTCTATACCCACACGTTAAAAAATCTACACTCCAGGCTTACCCCTGGTCTTTTTCGTTTAAGAAGGCGCAATTAGCACGCACCATCAATACACCAGTAAACGAATACAAATACGAATACCAGCTTCCATCAGATCGACTGGGGACTATTCGGCGGGCGTTTACGTCCACCTCGGTTGGTGCTGGAACATTTAGTGAATGGACCGTGCAAGGCGACAAGCTGCTGACAAACGAAGAAACAATCGTTGTTGATTACCAGTTTTTGCCGGAAGAGTCGGCAATGCCCGCTTACTTTGTCCAGCTTTTAAATTACATGATGGCTTGGCACTTGGCCGATCCTGTTACTGATCAAATATCAAAAACACAATATTGGCAGCAGATTGCTGTCGGCTTACCTAGCGAAAACAACCGCGGCGGTTATTTCCGCACGGCTATGGTTATTGATGGCCAGGGCAACGTGACACAGGCGTTCGAGGATTATTCGCTGATCAACGTGAGGTTCTGATGCCGCGCCTGACACTAATACAGACAAATTTCAGCAGCGGCGAGATTGACCCCTTGTTGCGCGCGCGTGTCGATTTAGATCAATACAAGAACGCAGCAGAGCGCTTAGAGAATGTATTAGTCCAGCCCCAGGGTGGCGTGCGTCGCCGCGGTGGCTTAAAGCATTTACTGCAACTGCCGGGTGGCGCGAACCCGCAAGACGGCACGCGGATGATCCCGTTCGAGTTCAATGTGGATGACAGCTACATGCTGGTGTTTACAAATCAGCGGATGTATGTGTTCCGGGATAAGACGCTGATTACCAACATCAATGGCAGTGGCAACGATTACGCAACCGTGACCGCAGTGACAAGCAGCATCTTGTCTACTATGTGCTGGACCCAAAGCGCTGACACGTTGATCTTGACGCACAAGGATATCAACCCCATCCGCATCTTGCGCGGGGCAACCAACGCTGATTGGACCGTTAGCAACCTGGCGTTTGACTCAATCCCCAAGTACGCCTTTACGCTGTCTGTAAGTAACCCCGCCGGAACAATCACCCCATCAGGCACAGACGGCAGCGTTACTATCACGGCGTCGAGCGCTGTGTTTAGTGCTGGCAGCGTGGACCAATACATCAATGCGGAGCCACAGGGCCGCGCTCGCATTGTCGCTTACAAGTCAACAACATCAGTTGAGGCGGTGACCGAGATACCATTCTTTAGCACAAGTGCAATTGCCAACGGTGACTGGGAGCTTGAATCTGGTTACGAGGATGTATGGAGTGCGTCCAAAGGATGGCCGCGCACATGCACGTTCCATGAGGGGCGGCTGTATTTCGGCGGCAGCAGAACCCGGCCATCCACTATGTGGGGCAGTAAGGTTGGTTTGTACTTCGACTTCAAACCAGACCAGGTTTATGACGACGACGCAGTCGAAGCAACACTAGATACCAACACGCTCAACGTGATCGTTGACATGATTAGCGGTCGCGACCTCCAGGTGTTTACGTCTGGCGGCGAGTTCTATGTACCGCAGTCTGGACTCGATCCGATTACGCCGACAAATTTCTTTGTGAAAGCTGTTAGCCGCAATGGCTCGCGCGAGGGTATGCGTGTGCAGCAATTGCAGTCCGGCACGATCTATGTGCAGCGCCAGGGCAAATCCCTGAACGAGTTTTTGTATAGCGACCAAACGCTTTCATATGTCAGCACCAGCATTAGTCTGTTGTCTAGTCACCTGATCAACACGCCTGTTGAGTTGTCGTTGCGTAAGGCGACCAGCACCGATGAGTCTGATGCGCTGTTCATGTTAAACGGCGATGGTACGGTGACTGTGTATTCAATCCTACGCCAGCAAAACGTCGTGGCTCCCAGCAGATTCACAACCGATGGGTTGTTTAAAGATGTTGGCGTTGACATTGAGGATATCTATTTTGTTGTCAAGCGCACGTTTGATGGCACTGACTATTACTTTGTTGAGTCAATTGACACTAGCACGTTTACTGACTGCTCTTTTGTTGGCGGCGCTGCTGCCGGCGCATCTAGCTTGCCACATGAGGGCAAGTCTCTTAACGTCATCTGCGATGGCAACGTGTTGGCTAATGAGACCGTTGCGAGCGGCGCTGTCACGTTTGACCGCGCAAGCACAACCAGCTATGAAGTTGGCTTGCCTTACACGGTCCAGGTTAAAACCTTGCCGATTGAACCGCGCATTGCATCGGGCGTCCGCACTGGTTACCGAAAGCGCATCTTAGAGGTCAACGCATTGCTGTATGAAACTCAGCACCTAAAGATCAACAATGTGCTGGTGCCGATTCGCACGCTAGACACAAGCGGTGTATTGGATGAATCAACGCCGCTGTTTACCGGCACCAAGGTGATCAATGGATTGCTTGGATACAGTAAGGATGGCCAGATTACAGTGACCCAAGAGTTGCCGTTGCGCATGACGCTGCTTGGCCTTGAATTTAAATTATCTGTATACGGGGGCACATAATGACCTGGTTAGCCGCTTTACTACCATCCGCTACCGCTACTGCTGCGACAGCCACCACCGCTGCGGCGGCCGCATCAACATCAGCGTCACTGGCTTCCTGGGGGATGACGGTGGCCAATGCTGCGCCAACAATCATCGGAGCCTCAACTCCGGCGGCGGCAACGTCATTGTTTACTGCTGCGAATTTGCAGTTGCTAGGCACGGGTTTATCGGCCGTGTCGTCAATATATCAAAGCGGCCAGCAAGCAGAGGCCTACAGGCTGCAATCAACACAGGCTGCTCTTAAAGGGCGCAGGGAGGCGCTGCAATATGAAAGCCGCGCGTTAGATACCCTGCGTCAAAACGCAGCATTAAGCGCCAGCTTGCGCGCGCGTGCAGCCGCTGGCGGTATCAACCCGTTTAGTGGTAGCCCATTATCTCTTGCGCAGGCAAATGACATTGCTGCATACGAAGAGGCGCGTATTGATCGCGAGAACGCAGAGATGGCTTTGTATGGCGGTTTGGCTCAATCGCAAGCACTGCAAACCGCTGCCGCGACCGCAGAGACATACGGCTACCTAAATGCGGCCATGAACGCTGCCACAGGTGGCGCGAAGTTCTTAGACGTTAGAAAGCCAGGGATCGCATAATGGCAACGTTACCACGCTACCAACAACGCGGCGTCATACCATCTGATTTGCCGCAAATATCTCTTGAGCCACAGCGGGCCGCCATGGCTGGTGCTAGCGCGCTTGAGCAAGCCCTTAACCGCATGACCTCCTATTTTGAGGGCCAGGCTGTGACAGAGGCAAAAGACGCGGCCATGAAGTACGCGGCAGAAAACCCGCTTACCGAAGATCAGGTCAAGAAGAAGTTATTGACGCCAGAGAAGTTGCAAGTCGATGGGGCTGGCCGAATCTTCCAACAAACCTACGAGGCCATGCAGGCCAAGATTGTTGGGTCTAGTATTTTGATTGAACAACAGGCAGAGCTAGGTGCTATTGCTGGCCGCATCGAGGCAGGAGCCGTGACTAACCTGTCTCTTGGTCAAATCCAAAAAGATTTAAAAGACAGGCGCGATGGCGTTGTGTCTTTGCTTAATCAGCTTGATCCTAGTGTTGCGCTCGATGTTAGCAAGGGCATTGCTCAGTCTGGCAATGCGTTGCTTAAACTGGCTGCCAAGAAGCAAGCAGAAACTCAGATCGCGCTTGATAAAACAAATCTGACCACTGTTGCCAGCGCTTTAATTCCAGCGCTTCAGTTGGAGCTTGACCAGCAAGTCGGCACTAATTACACCCCAACAGAAGCAGAAGCAGCGGCCGGAAGAAAACCTGGCGTATGGACGGCGACCGACTTCATTATGGATAAAGGGCGCGTCATCCAGGGTTTAGCTGCCGCCAAAGGTGTGCCAGAAGTTTACGACGAGTTTATGAAGAACGCGCGTAAATCTATGGTGGAGATTGCGGCCAGACGCATAACTACTGGCGGCTTGGCAAAGAATCAATTGGAAGCGCTGTCTGCGCTTGACAAGGGTGAACTCGGCAATCTTTCTGACATGTACAAGAAAGAGCTGACCGCTGACGAGCAAGAAGAGGTCCGCAAAAAAGTTTATCAATACTGGAGCGAGAAGCATACGGTATCGGAAAACATACGCGCAGCAGAGAAGCTAAAGAATGAGAGACTGGCTCTTAACGTGTGGGACGAATACTACAAGGGCAACATTAACGAAGATTCGCTAGTGTCTCAATTGAAAGCGCTCAATCAAATATCAGAAACGCAACTTGGAACGATTCGCGAGGGCGGCGGTATTGGCGCTGTGCCAACATCATTTGCCACATACATGACCCAGGCGCAAAACGGCAGACTTGGTCAAAACCAGATCAACCAAATGCTTGAGGAGAAGAAGATTAACTTAAAGCAATGGGTTGACCTCAACAAAGAAATCAACGGCCAGAACACAGAGCTTGGCAATGCCAAGACCTATATCAACAAAGTTATGGGCGTGCCAGAGGGCCTGGACATTGCCGGCCAATTCTCTCGCCAGCGTGCGGCTGCTGCAAGAGTGGTTGCTCAATTGCTTAAAGCAGAGGCTGATGCCAAGGCTGCTGGCTTGCCATTTAATGCAATGGAGGCGGCGATCAAGCTGGCTGGTACTGCTTCCACAAATGACACAGACGCTGCGGGCGTCAACGCCGACATGAGCCGATTGAAAGAGCTGACAACCAAATATGGTTTGACAGGCGATCCTTTGAGTTATACGACCGTAGATATGGCGATGAGGGCCGGCGTCAAAAGTCAAAATGATGCGAAAGAAATAGTGAACCTAGTTAAGCTAATCACGGGTGGGGGCCAATAAAAATGGATGCTTTTGATAAACGCCTCGATGACCTGTTTATGATGGACTATGCGGCCGAGCCGGAGCCTGCCGGTCCAGAAGCCCTCCCAAGCGCTGATGAACAACCAATGCAGTTTGGTGCGCCAGCCGCAGCCGCTCAACCAAAGCCACAAGCCGAAGCGTCAATGACTGAATACGACCCCACCACGAAGGAGAAACTTGCGTCATTCTTCCAAGGCGGCTTTGAGAGCATGGGCATGGATCGATACCAGGCGCGCAGAAACGCTCAGAGCATTATCGGCGGCGCAAGCAGTGGCGCGCCGTTGGGTATGGGTATCGCCGATATAGTCCCATTTTTAGGTAGTTGGCTGCAAACAGAGGAGGCATACCGGGCTGGTAAAGAATCATCCGCTGCTTTTGAGCGTGGCGATTATGGCACTGGCGCAATGAAAGCAGGCGAGGCCGTCCTTGGCATGGTGCCTGGGGTGGCTGGTACGGTTAAGTATGGCAAGCCTGTTCTGCGAGAAGCCGGGAAACAATTAGACCGTGCAATGATGGAGGGCACCGGTCCGCTGTCTGCTGTGGTGCCTGATGCTGTCCGGCCCATGAACGTTGTCGAACCTGGGGCAGGCATCCCACCCGCACCACCAGCACCGCCAACACGGCCGCCGTCAGTTACGGCAACTGAAAAACAATCGATAATTTCTGCGGCTGGTGATAGCAAGAAGAATCAAAGCGCCGCCATTGATGAAGCGCGTCGAGTCAAGGGCAACTTCCCCAAGGCTGATGGCTGGGTGCCAATTGAAATTAGCGGCGGCAAACTCGATGAAAAAACCAAGAAGTTTAAAGTCGAAGCCAAAAAGATTCCTTACAACTTCCATGTGCCGCCAGGCAAAGTGTCAAAGGTCCAGTGGAAGTCAAACATGACCGCCAAGGTGGTCAACGAAGTTGATGCGGTTGTCCAGCGCGCAGCGGCAGGCGACCAGGCAGGTATTGAGATTTTGAACCAGGCCAATTGGTATCGCTCAATGCGCACCAGGTTGCGTGCAGAGTTTGGCGGCATTGGTGACGTCTTTGCCGATGTACTTGGCACAACGTCAGCTCAAACCGGTGTTGAGCAAAACTTTGATAACGCTGTTGAAATCTTGCGCCGATTTAGCCGCGGCGAATACAACAATGAGCTGGCTGCATTTGAGCGCCGGGTTGCGTCTGGCAAGCCAATCGATGGCAAGACACTAACCCAGATGCACAAGAGCGGCGAGTTCCCGCTGATTACAAAAGCCAGCGGCTCGTTGTTTAACGCTAACAGCCCTACATCGATGGGCGCACTGTTGGACATGTTCCGCGCCGTTAAGGCTGGTGACTCACCCAAGACGCCCAACTTTACCGGCAACTTGATTGGCTTGACTAATGAGGCGACCATTGACGTTTGGGCTGCGCGTATGTTGCGTCGAATTGCCGACTTGCCTCGCATCCCGCCGCTGGCAGAGAAAGGCGTGGCGGGTAAGCATTTAGTTGGGTCCACATTGTATGACCCCAAAGTTGGCAGTGAGTTTGGGTTTGGCCAAGACGTATTTAGAGAGGCCGCCAAGCAGATCAACAGCGCGGGCACGATAAAAGGGGTTGCTCCACAACTTGGCGATTTAGGCCCAGATGATTTGCAAGCCGTTGCTTGGTTTATTGAAAAAGAAAAGTGGACGCAAAACGGTTGGACGTCAAAGGCTGGCGAAGGCGGCTCATTGGATTACGAGATGTCTTTTGCCGGCGCGTCTGATCCGCAAGCGGTTAAAAAGTTGCGCCGCGAAATCAACGTTGGCTTTAAGGCGCCGCCACAACGTAAAACCGAAACCGATGCGGATTATGCGCAGCGTGTGCAACAGGCGAGAAGCGAGTTTGACCAGGCGCAGGAAGCAAAGAAGCAAGAGCTTGCCGGGATGAAGTCGGATGTTGAGCGCTACACACTAGGCGTATCTGGCGAGCGCCCTGGTAAACCTATGACCGATTATGGCCAAGCCGAGCTGGCGGCTGAGTTTGATGACGTTGTGCGTGATGACGCCAATGTGTTGACATATAACTTAGCCAACACTTACGGCTCATTCATGGGGGATACTGAGCGCGCGATCAACGCTGAGTTTGTAGTCCGACCAGACTTTTCACCCAAAGCGCTAGAGCAGCGCCTGGTGGAGCAGGGTAAGGCATACGATCAAGACGCTGTATTTATGTCTAAGGTTGTCCCGGATGGCGCTGCCGCTAATTCCCGGCCAGGGGTGGAAATTTACTTCAAGCAAAAAGTCACTCCAGAACAGATGGCCAAGATCACTGAGCGGTTACGCCAGTATGGGGTCGATGGGTTTACCTATGTGACTGATATGCGCTTCTCTGACAAGGTAGAGGTCCAGGCGCGAGCCGGTAACTTGGCAGAGACTGCCGGCCTAAATGGCGTCAGGTTCCAGTACATCCCCGAATTTGATGATGCTTACAATGCTAACAACAGAGCGCAAATAATGGCCGAAAAACAAAGATTGTTTGATAAAGTAGTAGCAGATACAATTGCTGATGGAAATGTGTCTGATGCACGTTTAGTTTGGTACGATACCAAAGTCTACTTTAGGGGTGATTACGATGCTTACCTTGGAACAACTACTGGAAGAGCGAATCCAAAATCTGGGGCCAGACCACCCAGCAGTGCAGATGCTGCGCAACCAGATAGCAGCGGACAAGTCGGGAAAGACTTTTCAAGAGCTGTATCTAACAGGCTCAGTAAAAAAGCAGCCGGAAGCAAGCCAGCAAAAGTAACTGGTTCGCAAGGCGCTTCTGGTAGGGGGTCAATGTAATGGCTATTCAACCACTTGAAAAGCGCCTAGATCAAATGTCGATGGAGGACCAGACTCCACCATCAATCGTCCCAGATCAGCAGGAAATACAAGCCGAAGGT